AGCTTCCAAAGTTCGGCGTCGCTGCAAAAACATTTGACTGGACGCCCCTCCATTTAGGGTAGTATCCATCTTGCTGGGCGCTGATGTCTGTTGCTGTCCCCGGCGCCAGCGAAAGTTGCGCTGCGATGCTACCTCCCGCTGAGTTGCCAATATGGTAGTACTGATGATAAGCATTTGGCAGTACGGTAAGGATGTTCTGCTTTGTCCAAACGACAGCGTCGATGGAGTCCTGAATAGCCATCCCGTTTACGCCAGATGCGAGGGTCTGGAACAGAGTTGAGGCATACGATGGTATGCCGCCTCTATTGTTGTAACCATTGGCTTGGGAGTTCAATATGCCAGAGATCTGATTGAGATCCCCCTTGAACCAGTCCGACACACCTATCTTGTCAAAGATGGCTGGGTTGGAGCCACTGATAGGCTGGGCCGTGTCATAGGCTCTTTTTGCAATAGGCGTCCATCCGCGACGGTACTCTGGCACCACCACATGATATCCGTAATTACAGAAATGACGAACAATATCAATGATGCCGTCCCGGTTATTAGCATACCCCACATCAAACCCACCGCCATGCCAATAAAACACAATAGGAGCCTGAGCATTTCTGTTGCCCATTGCATCAGACGCGCCGCTAGAATCGGTAAGGCTGAACGTGCTGTACGCAGGATAGATGTCTAGGTACAGCAACTGGGCGTACCCTTGGGCATTATTCCTCGTAGCGCCAGCGGGGATAATATCTATGTACGAACTAGGGTTAGAGCGCCAAGGAAAGTTCCCAGATTTATTTAAGAGCGGGTTACTTCCCAGACCCAACCAGTCCCCCGGTGCCGCAGTGTACAAGACTCTTGCCGCCACCGCCTCACTAATGTTTGCCAGCTTGGAGTCATTAACATCGCTGGTGATATTACCCTGCACGTCACCCGGGGTCGGAAGCTGGAAGCCACTGCCCCCATCGGGCTGGACTATTGGCGCGGATACCGAGTATTTATCAAAAAGACCTTTAGCGTAAATCGGCGCTGTTCCTGCCATGATTAAGGATTTTGCGTAAACTCAATGGTCACAGTAAGCTGCTTTGCACCACCGGAGACTACGGCTCCGGCCTGAATTACCGAGAAGCTAATAACATCACCAGTAGTGACCTCGATAGCAGGAGAAGCAGATTGAGAGACGGTTGAGTAGGTGTTCGCAGTGGCCGTGGGCATGGTGAGTGCGCCAGCGCCAATAAACGCTGGACTGCCCGCAGCAGCGGCTCTTGCGAGCCGCACATCGTAAGTGTCGCCAGCGTCTGGATGAAAGGCCGCTACCGAGATCCTCGTTATTGACCATTCGTTCAGCTCAGTGGGCACCATAAAGGCATCACCTATAAGCATGTCCGCTGTCGGAGCGCCAATCGGAATCCCCACACCTGCTGTTATCGCGTCCTGTACCGTTTGTCCCGCTGCCGGAGACAGGGTAACGGTGATCGTGTTGTTCGACGCAATCCACTGAGTCCCGTTGTTATAAAGCAAGTGCCCCGCACCGGGAGCATCGGCGGCACTGGAAACATTACCCAAAGTTGACAGGAGAGGTGCTGTAGCCGTCCATTCCCCGGCGGCCAAGACTAGGATATCGCCCGCGCTGGCGACACTTACGTCTACGTCGTCAATGTCGCTAATAACTGGGAGGGTATTTTCCCAATTTGAACCATTGTACTTCAGGAAATTGCCGCTAACCACTGTGGTCAGGTTGACGTCGTCCAGACTATTCAGGGTCTCTGGAGCGATAACAAGGGAAGTGGCTTGGCTTTGCCACTCCCCGCCTGAGCTAGTGTCCCATGCAAGTACATCGCCGGGACTAGCTGAAGAGGTGGCGTCATCCGCCACATCGGTAAGATCGGGGAGTGCGGTTGCGCCGGAACCTGACACAGTAGTAGCCCGCCATTCGCCCTCTGACTCGTTCCATGACAGCACCTGACCATCGCTCTTGCTAGATGTGTTGACATTGCCAATGTCATCAAGAAGGGCTACAGAGGAGCCAGTTGCAAGCGCAGCGATACTGTCTACTGTAAACTTTACTGTTTTATTGCTATCGGTCTTATCTGTACCGACAACCGTATCTCCACTCTGGGCCGCTATCGGGCCGGGGAGGTCATTGATTCTAGACATAGATGTAAGTGTAGGGGTACATTCAGCTAAGATAAGCAATCCTCACCTACTCAATATCGGCGCCCTTGCGTCCCGCTTTCTTCTTGCTGTCTATCGAGCGAACCTTCTCAAAGGATCTGCCGCCAAAGTATGATGCGATTACAGTAGTAAGGATGAGCTGAAGCAGTGCAATCCACTCAGCTTTTACCTCAAAAGAAATAACCCCAGCTTCAATGAAGATGAGGAGAACGGTCGTAAAAATAAGGAATATAAGTACGAGCGGTCGAACATTTTTTGATAGCCACGAGTCAGACGACATGTCTGCCTGCCAGCGCTCAGTAATGTTTTTATACTGAACCTCCTCGGCTTTGAGGAACAACTTCTCAAGCTCCATTTTAAGCTCGGCCTGTTCCTCCTTGGTGTGAACAAAGCGATCCACCAAGTTGCCAACCTCGCCAGCAACCTCAGCAGCGCCGCCACCAAATATCTTTCCTATGACACCCATTATCGACCTTTGTACTGAGTGCCTCCCGCAAGGCCATGCTTAGAGAACTGCTGGCCTCTTTTAGTAGCCTTGCGCTTTTTACGAGTTGCTGCGGCCAACTTACTGCGGCCACCGGGCGTACTCTTCAGGCGCTTGATCTTTTCCTCTGGGAGGTACACCTCTCCTGTCTCCGATGACTTTTTGCCGGAAGCTGTGCGCCACTTCTGCTTAGTCCAGTGGTCGAGGCTTTTCTGGGATTTCTTCTTAGGCATAAAGCACTCCTGCGGTTTTTGCCGGAAGGTGGCGAGTGTATGACTGCTCCTTTACGGTCAGCGATGAGTCGATGTATCGCATAGTGTTGGCGGGGAGCTGAAGCCGCACATCACTGTTGCTGAAGTTGTTGAACAGCAGGCGGAAGTTGTTGTCAACCAAGAACACCTCAGCCTGAACCTCCGCTGGCCGATCCGTGATAACACTCTCGACGTACGAGCCGTCAACCATAATCTCGTGGATCAGCGTCCACAGGTTATACATTCCACCTGTTTGCCACTGCGGGCGATTCGGCTTGTCCAAACCAAAGATGTTGGTTGTGCCGGCGCCGCTAATCGTTTGGAAAGACCCTCCAGCCACAGAGCCGGGGCGCTCGTAAATAATACGAGACATAGCAAGAAGGAACTCCATAACAAGCTGAACCTGAAGCAGAGAGTCGTTTTTGCTTCTAGCATACTTGTACTCATGAAACAGCAGCTCTACATCTTGACCGAAGTAACCCTGATACTGGGTGATTAGCTTGTTGTAGAAGGCCGTCTTATCGGCACCGTATCCCGGCTCCAGCTTGTGGGTGGTAGCGATACGCGCAGGCAGCTTCCCGTGCTTTACGGCAGCGCCCATGTAATCAAGGTACTCGCGATGCGTACGCTTGCCCTTCTCAGAGATGTCTGGAAGATCCAGAACCTCCGGCTTGCCGGAGTGGAAGAACATGATCGGCTGGAGATCCCGTAGTGTGTCGTACACATCCTCCATCATATTCACGCACTGGGACACCGACTGGAACTCCTTGCCCGGCCCAGTATGCATAGGCGGCTCGTTGAACACAGCGATTCGCTTTAGGCGAGGCGTCACCCACTCATAGATGCTCTCTGTTGGTAGCTGCGGAGGCCATGTGATATCATGGCCTACATACTCAGGCATCTCTGGGAACATCTCAGACATGAGGATCTGCATCTCTGGATCGTTGACGTTCTTTATGTGATAACTTTCCGAGCCATTAGGCTTTCGAATAAAGTTCTTGTACAGCCCGATGAACTCATCAGATAGTGAGCTTTGGTCAATGCGGTTGCCCGCAAAATCACTAATGCCTGCGTTCTGAAGGTTTACGCCCATCATCCTCGCAGAATCCCCTTTGGCACCACGGCCAGATTTTATTTGAATTTTCATTTGTATCCGCCACCTTTGGCTTTGTATTTACGCGCCAGCATCTGGGCTTTCCGAGCAGACCACTGACCTGCCTTGCCACCTTTTGTGCCAGCCTTTATCTTTTCGAACAGGCGCTTCCGCATTGTAGGCTTCGTGTAGTTACCCGCCTCGTTCACGCGGCTCTTGGACTTTCGCATCTTACTTGGCATCACCACTTCACTTTATGGCTCCAGTAACGCGCACTCATCTTAGATGGCTTCGCATCCTGAGCATTGTGACGGGCGTAGTAAGACTTCTTTCGAGCCTTGTCCTTCGCGGTCTTGGGATTCTTACCCGCACCGCGAACGCCCTGCTGACCAAACCGGATCAGCTTAATATTATCGCCCTCCTTCGCCAGCACAGCGTGTGACTTAGTCTTATGCTTCGGAGTGCGCTTGGGTTTGTTGTACCCACTGAATCTTTCACCTCTGTAGTTGATAGCCATAGTAACTGTGTTTAGCACTCGCCCTCTACATAGATGTAAGAGTATGTGATCGGAGCGGTTGCTGTGCTGTACCAATCAGTCATTGTAGAGTCTCTCTTCGATGGTGATCACATTCCCCTTGAGTTCGTTTAGCTGGTTGCGGATGAACGATAGCTCCAAGTTCATCTTTATAAGCTCTTCACGGACACTGGGGTCGTAGATAGGCTCAGGAAGTTCTTTGGCCCTAGTCACTTGAGCTTTGAGGTCTGCGTAGGCTAGTACCACAGTGGCGAACAGACTGAACGTTACAAGCAAGTTCTTTGGGCTGAAAACAAAAGTAGTATCCTGACTTATAGACATATCTAGGCTAATATACGGAATTAAGAAATCAAGACTTTTGAATGTGCAGCACTATTGGCTGCTCAGGCTCGAAGACCCCCACTCCCGGTATGTCTATCTTAGAAACTAAGATCTCGTCGTTAGGCGTTGGAGATGGCTCCTCACGAGGATACAACAGCTCATACGCATCTTCGTTGAAGTCAGGGTACCCAGTAATCAGGTAGTCATCTACATAGACCTGATCGCCCTCTGTCCACAGAAGATGGTCGCCGTTATCCGTTATGCTGCAATAGACAGGAATCTTTTGATCCTCGTCAACATACTTCACCTCTATAGTAGGAAGTTCCTCGCCCATGAACTGATCAATAAAGTCGTAGCTCACATTTCGAGCAGGCTTAGGCTCCCAGTCGGGATCGTTGACTCCTCCGTTTAAGAACGGCCCAGAGTCATAGTGGTCACGGCAGTGCCAGAACGTAACGCCACTGAAGAAGTGACACGATGACCACCACAGTACAAGACGGATCATAAGGATGCCCTGACTCTCTAGCTGGCTGTAACCCTCCTGAACCGGAGCGCTGTTCTTGCTAGTGTCCAAGCTGCCGGTGTAGTCTGCCGACCAACCGGTCTCTGTGCAGTACCACCCCTCAAGGCCGTACTCCTCACATAGGTAGTCAAGGAACTTCCCGGTCTCCACGGCGTTGACTTCCTCTGGCGTAGCACCGCGTTCGCCGCTGCCCTGAGCGGAGCCGCCATCGCGCATGTACCAGTGGAAGCAAAGGTTCCAGTCCGTGGGCATCTCCTTGCCCTCCTCGTCATACAACCGTGTAAGCTCTTGAAGGAAGATCGGAATGTCGTTGTAGACATGCTCGCGTCCACCAAGGCCGCCGCCCATGATGATCTCGATCTCGGAGGACACGCTGCGGATGGCGTCATAGCCAACCTTGAACATGACGGCGTACTCCCTCGGTGTAAGCGTTGCCTTGGCACCACTCCACTCCGCAGGGAAGTTCCACTCGTTGCCAAGCTCAATAGCCTCCAGTAGGCCAAGGCCAGCGGCTGGAGTGTTCGACAGCCACCACTGATCCTCTGGCTTCTCGGCAGTAAAAACCTTCGCCTCACTTAGGTAGCTGGCGGTATCAGAGGCATAGCGGATAGCGAGCTGACGGCAGAAGTGACCGTAATCATACCATGACTGAGGGTTGCTGCGATCCGCATTGTCGTCTACGGGGTTGACCTTATTGGCCCTGCCCTGAACATCTTGAAAACTTAGCTTACCCTGCGTACACCATACCCGCTTGATATCGTTCTCTCCTAGCAGCTTTAGGTAGCTGTCGGTGTACCACCCCTGCGGGGTGCGCTCAACCATCAGGCGATCGTCGCCATTCGGATTCGGATCGTTGGGATTGCCGAACTGAAAGCGAAAATTATCGCAAAAAGCGCGATGTAGCTTGAAACCAAAGGTTTCTTCGGTAAAATCTTCGGGTTTATTGGGGTCGTAGATGCCCTTTCCACCGCCGTAACTCCAGTATGTAGTGAGGCCGAAAAGCTGATCAATCGTCATGATTGACTAAAAATAGTGCTAATCTTCGTTACCTCGATACAAAAGATAGATCTCTATCAGGTAGAAACACATAGAAAGCACGACCGCTGGGGCCACAATCGCGATGGTGGGTATGTTAATGTCGCTCATTGCCTACCAGAGCGCGACCATCTTGGTAATATTGGCAGAGGCTGTCACACGCTTAATCAGAACAGGGAGTATCTCTCCCTGAGCAGGGTTTGCAAACTGAACTGTATCACCTCCTACGGTTAAGACCTCTATATAATTTACACCACTAGTAAAACCAACGTAAAGAAGCGCACCTTGCTGGTTGCCACCATAGATCTCGTAGGTCTGCGCCCCGGCAAGAAAGATATTTGCGTTAAGCTCTAAAGTATCAGTACCAACGCTTTCTATTGTAGCATACGTCCAGTTGTCTGGATCAGCATTGGTAGTATTAACTACAATCATTTTAGGGAGAACACCTAGCGCGGTAAAGTCTTTGGTATTATCAATTAATTGACTGGCACCCACACCAGTGTTCGTGCCTGATGGCCCCTCCAAGGAAATGTCAGGGATGTCGGCGTTTGCCGTAGCAGCTATCGGCCAAGCGCGGCTGACGTTTAGTCTTTGATATGCCATATCTACTTCTTGTAGGGGAACTTTTTGTTGAGTGCCTCCTTACGCTTCTTGCAACCACAATCTACTCCGGTAGCCTTGGATACCTTGTCGACCGCCTTCTTTATGCCGGTGGCCGTAGTAAACTTCTCGACAGTATCGCCAAGACCCTTAGACACAGTTACAGTTGTCTTTGTTGATAATCAGTTTCTTCACGAAGGAGTCCCACCATCCGGCGACCCACATTACGAAAGAGGCCCAAATGCTCTTGACTTTTGCGTTGAACGCAAACACAGCATTCGCCAGTTTTTGAAATAGCTTTCCCATCTAATTCTTATTTTTTTGCCTTGCCCTTCACCTTCTTCAGCTTGGGGTTGGCGCGTTTCGCAGCGGCAGAAGCCTTGCGAGTAGAGGATGCAAGAATAGCAGATGCCTTCTTTGTAGAGATGCCCTGCTTCTTAGCAATGCTCTTAGCTACGTTCTTGAAACCGGTGACCTTCTTTTTGGCCCCCGACTTTTTCTTACCGTATGCCATTACTTGCGGATGATAGCAGACAGGTGTGCGCCTACCTTGCCGCCCTTAATGCACTTATGCTCGTAGCTCATGGAGTGGTCTCCACCGTAAGAGTGTCCGTACATCTTCTTAGACATGCCCTTGGACTCGTCGCGGCGATCTTTCATGGACTGCTTCATTTTCTTACCGCGATGCTTCATGCCCATAGACTCGTCGAGTCGAGCGTTGTATCCTTGATGCTTCATAACAACAAATATAATGCTTTATGCTTTTAGCTAAATTCGCTACAAGGTCAAATATAATGAAATCAGATTACCTCAAATATTGGCGCGTCATACAACGGTTCTATCTGAAGAAGTACGATATCACGCCCACCGACCTCGACATGCTGCTGTTCTTGTACTCGGAAGGTCAGTTCACAACCGACAAGTTCGAGGAATACAGGATGATTATGCCGTGGGACGACAGGCGCTTCAGCCGCGTCAAAGAGAAGGGATGGATAGTGGTATGGCGCGAGCGGATGGGAAAGCACCGAGCGATATACGAACTGTCGCCGCAGGCCAAAAGAATGATCAGCCAGCTATACAAGCACCTAGAAGGTGAGGAGCTTCCGATGTCGCCGGGCGCTAACCCGTTCAACAGGGGCAGCGCTGGTTGGACAGATCGGCAATACCTGAAGTTCCTGAAGAAGGCAAGAGGGGCTACACGACAACGACAACGTCGCTCTCGCGAATGACGGTGTACGCCACGCCAACGATCAGCATCGTGTGGGACTGCCGAACGTCGTAGTAGATACGGTCGCCCTCGCTAACCGTCTTGACGTCGTGGCCCACGCTCTTTACGTCGCCCATCTTGTAGCGCATACGGTTCGCCTCCTCTCCGGACATCAGCAGCCCCGACTCGGTGGTGACCTCCTCGGTGACCTGCTTGATGATGATGTAATTACCTACCGCCTTCATTCGTATCAATTTCTCGTGCCATCGTCACAATGGCGTTAGTGGATAGCAGCGTCACGGCAACAGACACAGCGTTCTGGAGCGCACTCTTGGTAACCTTCATAGGGTCGATTACACCAAGGCGATACAGGTCTCCGTACTTCCCAGTCTTCAGGTCGTAGCCGTAGTTCACACCCTTGTCGATTATCGTAGGGCCATAGACCTTCGTAGGGTCGAGGTCGGCGTTCTTGAGGATCTGCGTAAGCGGAGCCTTCAGCGCCTCGGCCAGTATCTCCTGCGCTGGCGTCACCGGGTCAACGCTCATCGCCAGAGCTGTGCGGAAAAGCGCGAGGCCCGCGCCGGGGAGGATGCCCTCCTGTAGGGCCGAGCGCACCGCGCATACCGCGTCGTCGATACGGTCGTGCAGCTCCTTCTGCTCTAGGTCGGTGTTGCCGCCCACATAGATCACACCGATGCCGCCGGTCAGACTGGCGATACGAGACATGATAAACTCCTTGTCGGCCTTCACCTCGGTGCTGTCGTGCTGCACCCACAGCTCATCAACGCGGGTCTTTATCTCCTCGGAGATCTCACCCTCACGCATGATGAGCGTCTTGTCGCGGTCGGCGATGATCCGCGTGGCCGTACCCAAGTCACTGTAGTCGATGATGGACAGGTCGTCGCCGGTCTTCTCGCTGAAGTAGGTGGCGCCCACAGAGATGGCGATGTCAGACATCAGCTCGTGCATCTTGTAGCCAAAGTTCGGCGGCTGGATCACACAGATCTTCAGCCCGTTCTTCACGACGTTTGCGGCCAGCGTGTTCAGCACATTGGTCGAGCATGGCGCGATGATCAGCAGCGGCTTGCCGTCGGAGATGATCGGCTTGAGGATTCTCTCGATCTGAAGCACGTTCGTGATCTCAGCGTCAGAGACCAAGATGGCAGGGTTGTCGAGGATACACTCGTCATGCTTCTGGTTGTTGACGAACAGCGGCGAGGAGTAGCCACGGTCAACCTTGATGCCGGTGGTCGTCTCGGCGTAGGTGGCCGAACTCTTGGATCGCTCTACGGTGACAATACCGTTGGTGCCGACAGCGTTGTAGGCGTCCGCAATGATCTTCCCTACCTCTCGGTCGTTGTTAGCGCTGATCGTAGCCACGTCAAGCAGGCGCTTGTCACCAACCGGCCTCGCCCTATACCGCAGCGTCTTGACCACCTTCTCGGTCTCGGATACCAAGTCGCGAAGGATCTCGGTGCGGTTGCCGCCAGCGAGGTGCGGGAGGGCGGCGTGGATGATGGCCTCGGTCAGGACGATGGCCGTGGTAGTGCCGTCGCCCGCACCCGACGCGGTACGATCAGCGGCCTCCTTGACAATACGCACTGCTAGGTTCTCGACCGGATCAAGCAGGTCGATAGACTTCGCCACGGTCACACCATCTTTGGTGACAGTGATACCACGCAGGTGGTGCGGCGATTCGATGAGTACGGTGTTGCCCGAAGGGCCGAGTGTGCTTTTGACTGCGTCCGAGATCTTGGTCAGTCCGGTCAGCAGTTTGGATAACCCCTTTCTCCCGAAGTAGAGGTTCTTTGGATTGTAACCTGTGTTCATTGATTTAGAATGTCGTTGACGTAGATCGGTGTCTGCTCGCCTACATAGGCGCCCCAAACATTGAACTCTAGATATTCGATTGCTTCCTCCCAGTCCATGTCGTGATCCCTGATCAGGGTGTCAATCATCTGAGACTTCAGATACACCACACGGGGAGGCTGGTTGAATGTCGAGTCGTCTACGCCAACAATACAATCATCAAACCCATCAGCGACTAGCGCGTCAGGGTAGAGATCTGAAATTAAATTAGACATGGCGCTAAGATAATAACTACAGCTCGGTTTGTACGTCAAAGGACGGACACGCCTTATTGGAGAACTCGTTGTGGCCGTGGACGGTCGCCTCTGGGTAGATGCCCTTGAGTGTGGCGACAACGGCGCGAAGCGCCACGCGCTGGGCGTCCGTTCTGGTATCACATGCCTGACCGTCCGTGTCGGTGCCACCGACGTAGCAGATGCCCACACTCCCAGCATTGTAACCGTAAGTGTGAGCGCCTATCTCGGTGAACGCCCGTCCGAGGTGTACCGAGCCGTCAAGCTCGATGACAACGTGGTATCCTATGTCTCGCCATCCTCGGTCGAGGTGCCACTGGCGGATGGTCTCGGTCTTGACATCGCGACCCGCTGGGGTGGCGCTACAGTGTATGATTATTCGCTCCATGTTGCATGTTAAGTTTTAGCCCTATTAGCACTATATATTTTTTTATACTACCCCCTTTAGTTTACAACTCTTGTAGTAGGATTTTCTTAACATCTTAACATAAAAAGTTATAAAGTAAAGAGAATGAATTAGTTAGAGTATGTAGACCTTCAAAAAGTATCAACATAGTTTTCAAAAAGTCAACATGGCTGTAAGTCGTTGATAGCCAAAGCTATATAACGATTTGAAAAAGTTATGACATGTTGAGATTGGTTTTGGAGGATTTTTTCTTGAAAGGCAGAAAATTGGTGCGCGAAAAAACCACCGCAAAATGCCAGCCGCAAAAAAAGTCAACATGGACTTTTGGGGCAAAAAAAGAACCCCCGGCACCATCGCGCGGGGGTTCTCATAACCAAAACACACAGAGTATATATATCTACATGCCGCGCATCATTGCCCGCATCTTCGCAAGCTCGATACCATCAGCAATATCTTTAATCTGGGTCTTCGACTTCAACTGACGACGCATAGCCGCAGCCTTGGAAATGCCACTCTGCATCTGTGGCCGGGAGTTAATCATGCGGCCATCCTTTACAGTAAGACCACTCATGTCTGCCTTCTTCATAGCATGAAGGTACTAAATCCCCATCACATGTGCGGAACCAGCGGGTTAGGGAAAGAGAACATGGCCGTGCGCCCGTATGAAAACCGGATCGCCAGCAAAGACCGGGGGTAGCAAATTGTTTGGCATGGTCTGAATTTTTTGGCGTTTTTCTGGTGGCACGCCTGGCTGAGATCTGCACCAGCCCAGGATCCACATGCCCAGGATGAGAGGCTGCTGTCTTCCCCAGGAAGCGCCAGCAAGGGGGTAGCCCCCTCTGCCTCCCTCTGATCCAGCTACTGCACGGCCCCAGACCTTGCATAAATTCTGCATTTGATTTGCATACTATAATTATAAGAGCTATCTTTGAGGCGTAACGGGGCTGAGTTCCCCACTAATACTTAGATCATGAGTAAGCAAACCAACAAAATCAAAAAAACGAATCAAGTGCAATACCTAAGCAACACAGACGTGCAATTCCTTTCATGGGAAGCCCTAACCGAAACACAACAATCCCAATTCTTGCAGAAGTTTATCGAGGCTAAGTGCCAAGATCCTGATTTGCTATCTATGATAATAGACTGTGACTGTCTGGTAACAGACTGGGAAAACCATAAAGGTCAGATATACTATGATTTGGGCAGAGGAAGGAGCTTGGCGGCAACAATAGACATTATTGATTATGGCAAAGCCTCTGCATATTTCAGCAACTATCTGGAGCCTATGCAAGTTGCAGACCTGATGTTCAATGCAAGGCTAAGATACCTTGATATCAATACAGAGACTCACAGAATTTCAGACTTCTTTGAATATGATTCTAATTGTTATGTTAATCTATTTTATGGGCTTGAAGATGAGCATTCAGACGCCTTTACACGTGCCCAGGATCGCGCTGGAGAATTAGCGGAGGAAGATAACGAAGCTTTAAAAGAGGCTTTGTCTGACTTAGCATCCAAGTACCTGAAAGCCATTGAACGAGAGTATGAATACAGAACTGGCGAGGAAGGATGCAAGGAAGAAATCCAAGAGGCTGAACACAAATTCAACCCGGTAACCCAAAAAATTCAATACTAAGCCATAGGCAAATCTAAGAAGATACACAACACTTGCTAAACAAAAAGATATGGACATTTTAAATAAGTATGGAGACTTGATAGCCGGAATATTAATGGGTATAGGGGCAACATTGTTCTTTAACATAATATTCTAGGCTTTAGGACAGTAGAACCAATCATTAACGGGGCTGAGTTCCCCACTAATACTTAGATCATGAGTAAACAAACCAGAAAAGACTACTACCCTAACGGGCAGTTAGCATGGCTAAAGAACTACGAGAACGGAGAGCTTCACGGACTCTCTCGAAGGTGGCATAACAACGGTCAGTTATGGTTGGAATGGAACTGGGAGAACGGAGAGCTTCACGGACTCTCTCGATGGTGGCATGAGAATGGTGAGTTGAGGGAGGAATGTAACTATCAGAACGGAGTGCGGACTTACTAACCCAGGAACGGGCTTATAACAGAAAACATTAACCTAATAAACAAATCAAAAATGAATACTTACAGAACCCATAAGAACTACGCTGAATTATACCTGGACTCTGAATTGGTCCTAACAATTCACTCTAAGCACAAAGGAGAGAAAAGAAATAGCTGGAACGAGGATCTAAAAGGGCACCACGAAATAACCTTTGAATTTGCAGACGGTGCTAAATGCTCCTTTGATTTTTGGGCTTCCATAGCCGATCCGACCTGCATCCATTCCAATATTCTGGATGCTGCGCAAATGATTTTTGGAGATGCCAATACCTACGTAAATCATGCGATTTACCCGCACAATCATGAGGACATCAGCTTGGATAATATCGAGGAATTCAGCAATGCGCTTAACTACTTATCTTCTGAGTTTGGATACGATAAGGCAGGCGATGCACTAAGAGTCTTTTTAGGTTGCCGTGAAACATATTCAAAGCTTACTGAAGTAATGGAGCCTATGAGCTTTGATGTTCAATTTGAATGCATCTATAACGCATTGTGTGAGATTGAAAACCATGAAATCGGAAAGCATCCTAGTGAACAAAATTTGTTTGAGCGATTCAAACAGGAAGTCTTGCCCAATGT